TGCTGAGTTAAGAGGAATAGTTAGTGTTGTTGCATAAGCATTGTTCATTTCTATCAAGTTGTCTCTTTCAGCCAATGCTGACAAAGTATAACTTTCTGTTTTTTGAACAATAGGTGTCCGTGAAGGTACACCTTCTAATCTTTGTGTACCGTCTGCAAATACGATTCCGTTTGCAGTGATATCTGATGTTGCAGTGATTGAGTTTGCCTCAAGTGTCAAAAGTGCCAAGACATCTAGTGAACCTTGTCCAAAGTTAACTGTTGTTCCAGGTTCTGATGTAACACCATCAAACAATTTCCATTTGCTATCTGTAACGTCTTTGACGATACCAGCATGTTTTTGTGTTCCATCATTATAAGAAACCACCAAACCTAGATCTGTTACGTTGTTAGCATTTGTGTGACCAAGTTGTAGTAAAGTATCTTCGATTTGAATTTGTGTTGCAGATACAAGAACGTTAGATCCACTTACAGTGAAATCTCCGTCTACTGTTAAATTACCAGTTGTTGAAACGTTACCAGTAAAGGCTGCTCCTGAAAGGGATGCTAGATTTCCTAGTGTTGTTACAAGGTTTGTGATTTTATCTTGATTGATTGTTCCTGATATAGAGTTATTTGTAACAGAGTTATCAAGTGGTGTTCTTGCATCAGAAAGTCTTGCATCATCTGTAAGAACTACTGCCAAGGTATTTGTGATACCGTGTACGTTTGATGTATCAGATTCATGATTTTCTAACTGTGTGAGAGTAACTAGTGTTGCTGTATTTGATATACCGTGCACATTTAATGTTTCTAGATTATGATCTGAAATTGCATTATCTGTGTATTCTTCTAAATCTGTAATTGCGTTTGCTATTGTGTTTCCTAATATAAACGATTCTGCTTCAATTGCTGTATCTCTATCTAATATTTCTTGATCTACTAAACCATTTGCATAATCTTCTGCTGCTGATTGAGCATTTCCAATTTCATATTGTAAAGATTGAACTGCGTTTGCAAGATTATTTGCAGTATTGTTTGCTAATAATTCTATTTGTTCTGTAACGTCTGCTGATAAATTGCTTATGCTGTTATCTGTATATTCGTTAGCAGCATCTAAAGCGTTATTTATGTTATTGGCAACGGTGAAGAAATAAGTTTGATCATCATTAATTGCATTAGCAATTTCTTGTAAAGTATTTAATGCTTCTGGTGCTGTTCCTACAAGGGTTGCAATTGCGTTTGAAATTGAGTTACTTACATCTGAAGATCTAGCAATGCTGTTTGAAATTTGTGTTAAAGGAATTAAGTTGCTTCCGTCAAGTGTAGCAACACCGTTTGCTGCACCTTTTTGTGTTAATGCAACGTAATCTGCAGTTCTAGCAATACCACTAGGTATCTGTGCTGTAGGTATTAAATTGCTTCCATCTAATGTGGCAACACCGTTTGCTGCACCTTTTTGTTCTAATAAAATGTAATCGTCTAGGTTTCCGCCTAGATCTTCTATATTTTTAAAGTATGGCAAATCATCCCATGCGGTAGAGTTGTCACCTATTTTAAATTGTCCTGTGTCGGTTTCAAAACCAATTTCTCCAGAACCCAGAGTAGGGTTAGCGTTAGCCCACTGTGTAGCAGTTCCTCTACGTTGTAGCATCCTTGTTGCCATTGTATCTCCCTGTGTAGGTCTTACCTACTTTTGATTTTGTTTTAATTATAACAGTTTTTTTTAAAATGTTTTAATTAAATTCACTGTCTGGATTTCCACCATCAAATACTGCTGCCCATGAATTTGAAAATGGTGTTCCACCACTTAATGTAGAAATTTGTGGATCATCATATTGTTCAGCATCCCAGAATACTGTAACAATTCTTCCGTTACCATCAATTGCTGTATCATGAATGTGATCTGGAATATTTTGTACATCATTGCTTGTTGCAATTGTAAACCAGTCAGTTTCATAATAAACTTTTAATCTTTCTACTGTGGTATCAAACCACATATCCCCATTGTCTGGGGAAAGAGGGGCAGTATTTGATACTGGTGTACCAGTTACAGAATCTACGTAATCTTTAGTAGTAGCGTGAGTTCCTAATGTAGGTTCTCCTACTGCTACCGCGTTTCCAAATGAACCGCCGTTAGTTACGACTAATCCATTCTTGACTTTAAAATCTTTTAGACTTGTAGTCATTTACTGCCCCCTAATTTTTTTACTAGACTAACAATGTACCAACAACTGTTACATCTGAGTTGTTATTGGCTGTTGCTACTCTTAGTCTTACATCTGTTCCGTTTACGTCTGCAGAAATTGTGGATGCGGATCCGTTTGTTCCTACAATTGCGTATTCTGTGATTGCGATGTTGTTTGAAGTATCAAGAGTTAAGATAACTTTTGAAACTTCTGTGTGTGCACCGTAAGCAACTTTTACCAAGAATTCGGCTGAGCGATATTCTGCTAATGCCCAGTCAATTGCTGTAACTGTGCTTGCTGTTGGAGCATTTACTGTTGCTGCAACTTGTCTAGCAACTGTGTTAATATCAATTTCAGTGAAATTAGGTATTACTGCTTCAAGAGCATCTACTGCACGTTGATCTGTGAAGTAAAGGTTTGTTGAACCTTCAACCAAAGCATCTGTGTTAGAATCTCCTACACCATTTTCTGCTGTAATTACCAATCCAGATGAGTTACCTGTGATTGAGATATTTGTTAGAGTTGCCATTGTTAACAAACTTGCTGCTGACTCTTTAGCCCTTGTATCTGTGAAGTATTCGTTTGTTCCTTCTTCGATATCAGTTGTTGACAAAAGATTAATTGCATTGTCTGTGTAAGAATTTGCATTTGCTAAAGCATTTCCTGCTGCAAAATCTGCATAGTCTTCTAGGTCTGCATATGCATTTCCTATTTCTAGATCAATATAAGTAACTGCATTTGAATAAGCAGTATCTGCTGATCCTGAAACATCATAACTTCCAGTAAAGTTAATTGTGTTTCCTGTAATCTCAATGTCAGTTCCTGCAATCAAAGCATTTTGTTTTTCTGCAACTAAGTTGGTTATTGTTCCAACAAAGTTTGCATCGTCACCAATTGCTTCTGCGATTTCGTTAAGTGTATCTAATAACGCTGGTGCATTGTTTGTTAAATCAGCAATTGCATTACCTACTGCAAAGTCTGCATAATCTTCTAAGTCAGCCACTGCATTGCCTACTGCAAAGTCAGTGTATTCTTCTAAGTCAGAGACTGCATTAGAAATTGCGTTGTCAGTGTATGAGTTTGCATTTGCTAAAGCATTTCCTGCTGCAAAATCTGCATAGTCTTCTAAGTCAGCAATTGCATTACCTACTTCTAGGTCTGTGTAAGCAGTTGCATTTGAATAAGCATTTGCTGCTGAGCCTATAGCATCATAGGATGCTGCAGTTGCATCTGTTGCTCTTTGGTTTGTAAAGTAAAGGTTTGTTGTACCTTCTGCTACATCATCAGAATCATGATTAGAAATGTCTGATACTTGACCAGTTACATCTCCAACTAAGTCTGCTGTGATTGTATTTGCAAGAAAGTTTGCATTTGCATCACGAAGTACTAGTGTGTTTGCTACTGCGTTTGATGAAGCGTCTCCACCAACCAGGTCTATAATGTAGTTTTGATCATCTGTACTTTTTGTCAAGATGTCAAAGTTGTTAATTGTACCTGTTGTTCCTTCAACGACTAAACCATGTTTAATCTTGAAATTTTTTGTTACTGTTGCCATTTTTTATCTCCTTATGCCTTAAGTCCCATGCGTGCGTAACGCACAGTGACTGGCTTTATTACTGGGTCTGGAGTGATTGTTAAAGCCACTGTATTTCCAGCCCTTGAGACGCTTATGGTTCCAATATTCCCATCGTTGTCTATTGTCCCATATTCGGAAACGGAACTATCTTCCGTGTCATTTAATATGGTCAATTCTGTTGCGTAGAAGAGGTTATCTCCTGCTGTTGTTTTAGAGATGGAAATGATATACTTAACCATTCTCCATTCTGTTGCATTATGACTATCTAATATTGTAGTGTTTTCAATTTCAGAAATAGTGTTGTCGTTATTACCGAAGGTGCCAAGGCGTGTTGCTTGGGACGCGGTAGTGTCAATTAAATCTTCATAGTCTTGCTGAGATGGCCTATCGCCAGTCTCATAACGTGATTTTACTGTTGAAATTGATTGTTGTGCCATGCCTAAATTATAACATTATTTTTATAACTTTTTATAAATTAAACGAATATGTAGGTTCCTACGTGCACTACTTTAACATGTGGTGCTACATACACAGAACCACCAAGTTTACGCCATAGTGTACAGAAGTAGTAGTCTTCTGACAAAAGTCTTTCTTCTTCTGGGTCTACTTGTGTTTTCCAAAAATCATAAATGTATTCACCTTTTTTAATACCACCCAAATCTAGTTGATCACTTTTATATTTTCCAACATGCTCTTTCATTGTTTCAAAAACATTACGTTTAATTAACAGCAAACCAGTTCCTATGTTTTTTACCTCTAATGGTTTTTTAGGATTATCTGCTACCTTATGCAAGTCTTGTCTATCAACAAAGTTTATGTTTACATAAGATCCAAACCTTTTTAAATCAGGTTTTTTTAATTCTGCTGCTTTTTCTACGTTAGCCCAGTTAATTGCTTTCATTGGCACGGCAGCCCCAATAATATCTAAATCTGTATCAATCATATCTATAACACCATCAGCGTTAAAACCTTCGTCACCATCAATAAACAATAGGTAGTCAGCATCAGATCTTAAGAATAGTTCTGTAAGGGTGTTTCTGGCTCTGTTAATTAAAGATTCGTTGTACAAGTCGTTAAAGGTTACTTTGTATCCTTTGTAGGTTAGTTTCATTACTAGTCCCATAATACTTTTCATAAAGTATCCATGACAAACCCCACCGTACATTGGGGTTGCTATAAATATGCTAGGTTTTTCTTTTTTAGCCATATGTCTATTCTACAGTATATAGTTGCTATAGCCAATAACCTGTAAAGGAATTGGGGGCACATTACCTGGACCATACCCTTCTACTGTTATTGTTGTAAATCTTATTCTAAAAGGTAAGGTGTAATTTATTTCTACCGTGCTAGGTTTGTAGGATATTTTGGTTTGGTAATAGTCTGAGGTTTCAATACGTCTTAATTTTTGTTTATTGTCATCAACAATAATTGCTGTTGCCATTAGTCAGTTACATCTTCAAGGATAATTAGACTGCCTTGTGCAACTGTCCAAACAATTTCTGATGTAGATAACTCGATATCAAAAATATCTCCTGTTTGAAGATTGTGTGATTCTTCTGCTGCAAGTTTAACTGTAAACTCTCCAGCCAAATCATCTGCATCTGCTGCTGGAGTCAAAAGCATAACTGTATTTGCATTATCTGTAATAACTCCAAGATCTTTAGCAAGGTTTGGTCTTTTAATTTTCATAGCAATGTTCCAATCTGCTATAACTAAAGGGGACTGTTCATCGTCTGTCACATAAACTTTAAATGCTGAGGTGTCACCACGAACTACTGTCCATTTAACGGTTGGGGGTTTAGCACCTACGTTGTATAAATCTTGAGATGAGTTTCTGAGAATGGCCATATTGTAATTATATCATGTTTGGATAAATAATTATGAAAGACCGTTCTTTAATGCTCCCCAAGTACCGTTACCTTTGGCGGTAACTACAAGAACTCCATTAGATGCATCTGCGTAAGCACAAACTGCTACAGCACCTGCACCACCTACTGGTCTAACGTTTGTTAATCCTCCACCAGTCTTTACGTATAAAATATCACCTGCAACAAATTCAGATGTATTAACATCTGGTAATACTCCAGAGACTACACATATTCCTTGTGCATTATTTGCTGTTGTAGATTTTAATAATCCTAATATTGGTGATGTTGTTGTAGGAATTGCTTTTCCTACTGTTGTTAAATCTTGTCCTGAATTATGACCATTAATAAATACAGGAGATCCTGCTGCAATTGATGCTCCAGATGTATTAATTACATCTAATTTCATGTAAGATAAGCCAAGTCCAGCGAGTGTATTATCTAGTGAAGTTGCTAAAGATTGAATATCTCCATGTACGTTTACGCTATCATCAACTTGTGGGTATGGTAAGTTATATATGCTTGATTGACCTGTTGCCATACAAATATTATATCATTTTAAATAATTTTTTGTATTATCTTACTAATATGACATTTTTGATTTGACTTGCTGGCAAATAGATGTTATACTTGATATATGACACCTACCAAGGGTGTCATGTTTTCTTAGGAGAGAACTATGAAAAAAGATAAAAAATTTTTAATAGGATTGCTCGCAAGTCTTGGATTGTCTTCAGTATTCTTGAATATTTCTAATGCTCAAGGTGTTGAAACTAACCTGAAAAACGATAAATATGCAACATTTACCGCTGAGGCGGTTTTTTTGCTTTCTAGGCCAGATCATCTAGATAAACCATCTAGAGACAATGTAAGAATTCTTGCTGAATATCAGGATAAAGGACAACTTACTGATATTGAACTAAAAACTTTGCTGTCTGCTTGTGGTTTTGAAAATAAACACCTGGTAGAGGCTTGGGCTATTGCTAAAAAAGAATCAATGGGCAACGCCTTGGCTTTTAACGGCAACAGAAGCACTGGAGACAAATCATACGGACTATTTCAAATAAATATGATTGGTGACCTTAATGCTGATAGAAAAGAAAAATATAACTTAGACTACACTAGTCAACTTTTAAACCCATCAATTAACTGTCAAGTTGCTTATATTATGAGTGATGGTGGAAATAATTGGGGACCTTGGAAAGGCATAACTTCAAAAACTAGAGAATTTATGTATCAGTTTCCTAAAGATTAATCTACTGGATAAGCATTATATACAAGTAAAGAATCTGCTACAATCAAGCCAAATGGTTCTCTCATAAAATCATAAACTTTTCTATCTTCTTTGACTATTTCTATAGAGCGAACTTGATATAAAGGTCCATCAATCAATGACTCTTCTGGATTTTTTACTATTAAATCTCCAGATTTTAATTGTGAAGAAATAACAAACATTAGTTTATTTTCTCTAACAACAAGAATATCTTCTTGTGTA